TATGCCATCGACGATAATGGTCCTATTGGCAGGCACAGAAATATCTTGCGACTCAATCAGGTATGTTCCAAGTGGAATATGAACCAGTTGCGCTGCATCAATAGCAGATTGTATTGCGGACGCATCATCCGTAACTCCATCCCCTGTGGCGCCGAAATCTTTTACGCTAACGACATCGCCCAATTTTGCTGTTATGTTTCTGGCTACCGCGCCTGTGCCGGCTTGAGTGAATTGGCTTGAGATCTCATGTATTTGACTGCTTGTGTCTTTCAAATACAAAGCAGCGTCCGCTGCGTTAATGGCAATTTCACCCACTTCAATCTCGCCAGCCGTAGGAGGCGTGCCAGCAACGGTGCTGTTCTTGTGGATGACGTCGTAAGCCATGGTCGGCAGCCTTGTAGGTGTAGCTTAGCCCTCGCGCAACTGCACCTCTCGTACAGTGACGAAGTTGGCCGAGCCGGTGATGATGTCCGTTGCGCGGACGCTGACAGCACTGCTGGTCAGCATGATCTGCGCTTTGTAGTACAGATCACCAGGCAGCAGCATTCCGGTGTAGCTAGTGCGATCCTGCAGGTCGCCGTCGATCATCCAGAACTCGGCCTCGCCTTCGGTCTGCTCGTTTGTGCTCAGCAACAGGCGCAGCAGGTTGCTGGTGCCAACGGTGGCTAGCTGCTTGGTGTCGTAGGTGAACTCGGCCGGTGCTGGTGTGATGTTGGCGTTGTCGTAGGCAGTGGCGCCAGCAGAACTGCCGACGATGCTGGCCTCGTTGTAGGTCTCGGTCGTCGGCACGTCATAGAAGACGTAGGCGTTGGCGTACTCACTGCGGCTGATGATGGCCGTGGTGCGGGCATCGCGCGTTTCGCGTTCGATCAAGAAGTCGAACGTGCCGCCGCCTTGCACCAACGACTTGACGCCATCAAAGAACTGATCGCCCAGGCCGGTAGTGTCGATCTCGCTGGCGTTTAGGTTGAGGCTCCAGCTTTGCAGGCAGGCTTCCAGCTTCCACTCGTTGACAAGTCGCAGCTCAATCGGTGCAGTTGGATCAAGCGTGAAGACGGACTGATCCAAGTCCTCGCGCGTCACATCATTGGCACCAGCCAGGGCTGCAGCACGAGTGCGGTAGAAAGACAGCCGGTTGAGCGGGTCAACGTGGACGTACAGCCGGTTGCGGTAGGGCGTTGCATCAACACCAGCCGGCTGAACAGCAATGACATCGCCGCTCTCGGTCGTCAGCGCGTCGTTGCTTTCAGTTGCGAGCCACCGATACGGCCGCAACAACTCAGACGGATACGGCGTGCTGTAGCCGACAAGTTCGGGATAGTCCTGGTAGTCGTAAACGTTGGCGTAGGTCGGAATCAGCGGTGCATCATTCAGATCCGTGTTTGGCCAGTTATCAATGCTGGCCACCTCGACCAGATCACCACTGCGGAAACCTTGCGTCGTCAGCGAGATGATGTTTTTGTCTTGGTTCAGCGCAGTGACATCCACCGCAACAGGCGTTGGCGCCGAGCGGTTAAGGACGATCTTGCCGTTGGTACCAAGAACAGCCATCGCTAGCTAGGCGCGCCAGTGAACTGGAACGCGACGTTAGTGCTGGTCACATCGCCAACTGAGACGGACGTACCAACTTGCGTGATGAAGACGTTGCCGGCAAGTGTTTGGCCTGTGCCAACAGTCAGCGTCACCGCAACAGGCGTATCACGCGCTGTGGTGGTATTAAGCACGTTGGCGATCAGGTTGCTTTTAACTTCGCTTTCGTAGATAAAAGTGGCGCTACCAGTTGCGCCAATCAAGCCGGGCGTATAGGTGCGGCTGTAATCACCGAGATTGGTTGTTTCCAGCGCATCACGCGAGATGTCCACCGTCGCGTTACGCACCACGCCGGTATAGCCGTTGATGGTGAAGCTGCCGTTAGCGCCTGTGTATGCCATGACTACAGTCTAAGCTCAGCGACCAGTGTCACACGCACGTTAGACCGGCCAGGCGTGCCAGCACTTTCAACAGTCGGCGGCTCTTCGCTGAAAAACCACTTGAGTCCTGCGCCGGTTGCGCTGCCATCCAGCCATGTGGTGAGCGTCGATGATGCACCGGCAAACAGCGTGCTCGGCAGCGTCAGATCAGTGGTGGCACCTTTGGCGTCGTTGTATGCCTTGGTGATCAGCGCCGCGTTGGCATCAGTGATGTTGTCGAAGCTGAAGCTGAGCTGCGCTTGTGATGGCCGGCTGCCCCAGAGCCGACGGGTGGTGACACCGGACTGCGTGGTGATGCCGCTTGTCGGCCAACGCGGTGCCGTGAAGCTGCGGCCGGTGGGTTCAATGCTCGGGAACGTTACAGCCATTACTCGATCACCCAGTTGCCGGCAGTATCGAAGCCATCGGCCAGCTCAAGGATGCCCGAGGCGTTGGTCGGCATGTGGACTGCCTCAATCGTAAAGGTGCCTTCTTCATCGGGTGTGATGCGTTCGATCTGATAGGTGCGCACCTGCGTGCTCGGTAGCTTGACGGTGAACACCACGCCGGTCGGTGTTGCGGTGGTGCCGCTGTTGGTAACGGTCAGCGTGGTGTCTGCTGGCGGGGTGCCTTCGGTGCCGTCCCATGCGATCACGCTGTAGGTGCCATCGCTCAGCGGCTTGGTGCTGACCAGTGCGCCATCCGCTGTGACGACGCCATTGTTGAACTCGTCATATTGCGTGTAGTCCATTGCCACGCGGATGTAGTCGCTCGGGCCGAACTTGGCCAGCGCACCTTCGTGCGTGGTGCGGAAGCTGATCACATGCGTTGGGATGCGGCGCATCCTGATGATGTACTTGGCTGCGTCGATCGCGTGCTCGCGGCTGGTGACGTAATCCGAGAGATCGAGTGATTCCGCCGGATCAGTGGCGCTGCCGCTGCTCTCACGCACCAGCACCTCGCGCTCGGTCGGGAAGATGCCGGGGTTTGTGGCGTCAGTGCTGGCCCGCTCTTCGCGGTAACGCACCGACACCTGAATCGGTTCGCGCTCTTCAGGCTCCAAGTACTGCAGCTTGAAGCTGCCCTCGACGATGTTGCCGGCGGTAAACAGGCCTTTGATCGAGACCGCATCGAACTGCAGCGCCGGGCGCAGGTAGAACTTGCCATCGCTTTCGCCGAAGATCAGCAGGTGCGCTGCTGCGGTGTCGGCTGCCCACTGACGCAGATTGACGCGATCGGCCTGCACACCATCGAAGAAGTATTTGCGGGTTGCGCACCAGTCGGCTGCATCCTCGAAGGCATCGAGGTCGATCATGCTGTCCTTGATCAGATCACCGGCGCCGTAGGTGGCATTGGTCATCAGATCCAGCAGCACATCCGGGAACAGGTGCGTCGCGCCAACGGTCAGGCTGCTGAGCAGGCGCCGGCAGGTCTTGCCTCCGGTGACGTAGCAGCTGAACTGGCCGAACTGCTGCCATTCGACCGATGACATCACGTTGATGCCCACCAGGGCCAGGTCGTCGTAGACCGGCGCCGAGGCGTTCGGCACGATCTCGTTGATGTAGACGACTTCGTGCTCGGGGCCACTGGCGGCGCTGGTCTGGGCTTCTTCGTAGACAAAGGCTTCGGCCAGCTTGCCCCAGGTGTCGAGGTAGCTGCGATCTGCAGCAGTGCCGTAGTTCTGCGGGTCTAGCTCCGGGATCCCCTTGCCGCTGCCACGCACGGCAGCGATGGCGAACTGCTCAGCGGTGCGCGGCACTGATTCGCCGTTGAAGGCCACAGTCACCGAGCCGTCTGTGATCACCTGTCTGGTGCTTAACCGAGCATCGAGCACGTAGAGGGTGTTAATGCCACCGCCGCCACGCACTTCAAAGCCGGTCAGTGGTTCGATGTTGAACTCCCACTGCTTAATAGACGGCATCCCAAGCTGCACATAGTTGAAGACGTTCTGCTGAGTGGCGCCACGAATGCCGTAGGTGTTGGCTAGATAGGTGAAGGCGCTGCCGCTGCCGGCTTCGCGGTAGCCGATCTTGAAGAAGCTGTAGCGCTCTTCGGTTGTGGTGATCGTGTTGCTCTGGAACACATCCACCTTCAGTGTTGAACCACGCTCGATGATGTCGTTCTTTCTGCTCAAACAAGCGCGATCATCAGCGTCGCCGAAGCTGATCGAATCTTTGAGGTTGCAGAAGCCGTTGATGCGGATGCCGATGCGCGAGCGAATGCCAAACTCGACGGCTTGGCACGGGCGTGTGGTTGAGATACTGGCGATGGCGCAACGCAGCACATGGCCATCAACCGTGGCCACGTTGCGCAGTTCATAGGTGCCATCCAGGTATGTTTTGCCGTCACGCTCGATGTTGGCCTGCGTATTCAGCGAAACGACGCCGGGCTTCACCGTGGTGAAGGTAGCCGTGATCTCAGTGCCGCTGCCGCTGGAAACGTCAGCCTCGGAGACGAACACGTCATCGGTGCGGCTGGTGCAGATCGCCAGCGCTGAACCGACTTTGTACAACTCGCCAGGGATGATCGCGTCGTCCCAAGTCTTCTGTCGGCCGGCGACGGTGCCAGCCACATCGGCGCACTTTTCGACGTGGATCTGAGAGGCGTCGAACTTCAGGTCTTTGGTGACTGAAATTGTACCGCCGCCTGTGACAGTGCTGCCGTCCTTCAAGCGGAACACGATCGGTTCGTTGGTGTTGTCGGCGTCGATGTCAATGTCACCGCCGCCACCGCTGCCGCTCACGCTGGTGACCACAGTCACGCCGTCGATGTCGGTTGTGGTGGTGTTGATGCTGATACCGCTCAACGTCACCCGCTTGAGCTTCTGCTTCGACTTGTGCCGCATCCGCACCTTCACGGTGTATTTGCACACCGCTTCATCGTCATCGTCGGCGACAGCGGGATTCGTGAAGGTGACGCGGAACTTGCTGGCCTTCAGCACCTCGGCTGCGGTGTCGAGGTTGTCGGTGTCGTCGTAATTACCGAGGTTGTTAGTGTCAAAGTCAAACGTGGCGTTCAGTGTGCCCTTGCCGCCGGTCACTGTCACGCTGTTGATCGTGACAGTAAGCCGACTGCGCAGGTCATAAACAGTTTCGTCGTCGTATTTGTAAACCCACTTGGCTCGGTTGTTTTCTTTGGCTGGTTTGTTGTAACCACCAGCGCCATCTTTTGTGATCTGTTCGATGCTTGAAGACCACTTGGTCGTGTCCGTCAGCACGCGCAGGTCGCGGCTGAACTGCGTGTCCTTGTCGCTGCTGGGATAAAGCTTGTAGGTGATTGTGTCGCCGACGCTGGCCACACCACCGCTCACCAGGCCGCTGCGGCTGGAGAAGTAGGTCTGCGCTTTCTTCCGCTGCGCCCAAGCCACGTCGTCGATCCTGCACTTCACCTGCGCGTCGCCATCGTCACCCTCGGGCACCAGCTGCGCCTGCACGCGCGGCCTGATCACCGGGTTGACCTTGAATCCGAAGTCATTGCCGATCAGCGTGTAGACGCCGAAGATCGTCTGATTGTTCGGCCTGGTGGCGCTGCTGAAGTCTGCGGCCCAGCTGTTGCCGCGGCGCACCATGAACACATCAGAGCCGCCGTCGTTCTGGGCGTTGCCCACGTCGGTGCCAGCAGCGCGGCCAAAGATCTGATCACCTGATGCAATGCGCGTGGTCAAGCCAGAGTCCACGCGCCCATAGACCGTCAGGCGGCTGCCGGCGCTGTTGGCTGCAGTGCTGCCGAAGTCGTAGCTGGCCAGCGTGTTGCCGCCGGCTGCGAAGTTCTTCGAGTCGATGCCACCGATCGGGCCTTCGCTGATCAGGAAGATGGCACGTAGCAGCTGCGATCCACCGAGGCTGTAGATCTGCGACCACAGCATCGGGGTGCTGACGCGCACACCGCCGTAGGTGGTGCCGCTAATCGCTTCACGCAACGCATAGACCACTGGGATGGTGCTGCCCAATGTGGTGATGTCCTGCGTGCTGTCGAAGCCGTAGCGCGGGGTGTAGCGCTGGTTATTGGTGATCGGTGCATCGCTGCGGTTGCGTGCCTGCAGCTGCGCCGGACGACCGCCACCGCCTTGCTGTGTTGGGATAGATGGCTTGAGAAATGACGCCGCAATTTGGAAGCCGACGCCGATCACGGTCAATGCAACCGCAACAATCGTTTCAATACCCGCAACAACCGCCGGCTCCGGCTGCTCCTTTGCGCGGCGTTCAACCTCAGCCTTGAAATACAGATACTGCTCGTCTGTCAGACCCAGCAGGCTTGCGAGGTAGCGATCAGAAGGCAGCATCAGCGAAACCTATAAAAACAAAGCTTGGCCATATATGACAGCGGCACCCAGCGGACACCGCGTCTGTGATGCACCAGCAACAGCCCGTCATCTACAACAATACTGACGCCAAGACCTGCTGGACCATTACGGATCAGTGTTACGGCGTGCTCTTGCGGGCCATCAAGCTCTACAGTGCCATCACGCCATAGCTGCTCCAGTTCTGACCAGCGCTTCTGCTCAGCAAGCTGCAGCCACTGCGCATCCATCGGCGGATGTGGGATGCCGGCATCATCCAAGATGCGCCACACCATCACCAGGCAGTCACACGCTTTGCCGTCTTCTGGATCAGCGCCGAACTCATGGGGCAGGCCGATCCAGCGCTTCCAATCCATCAGCTGATGACCAAGCTGCCCGTGCTGGGTAGTGCGCCGACCAATCCGGTTGATAAGCGCCGCCGCGGGATGTCGGCTTTGGTTGCATCAAGCGGGCTGGATAGCTTGAGGATCACGCGCTCGGTGTCCATTTCGTACTGCGCAATCCGCCACAACTCGCTGCGTACCAGCACGTCATCAGCAAAGGTTTCAGGGTCGAGGCTGACTGTCTTGACCTCCAACAGCCAGCGCGATTCGACCGCTTCGGCAAAAAGATTGACGCTGATTTGATCCAAGCCAGCTACGAGACTGGATTCGCTGCGATCGCCGCCTTTGCTGCCGGCACCAAGCGTGTAGGCAAATGGCGCGAAGGCATAGGTCACGCCGCCATAGGTGCGTGTTTGGTTGATTGAAAAGTTCTGGTAGGCGTAAGCCGTTGCGCTGCCAGCAGCATCAAGAAACCGCGAATAGTTGACGAAAGCGAATGTACTCATCAGATGCCAACCTTCTTACGGGTGCGGGTGCTGTTCTGTAATGCAGCAAGCGTAAGCGCCCGGCCACGTTCTGCAGCTTGCGCTAGACCCTTGCGGTGTTGATCAGCGGTGACGTATTCGACGTTGTTGATCACGCTTGATTCGTACCGCACATCAATCGGCTTCTGCTGTAGCGCCATACCGGTTGCATTGGCTTGGCGTGCTGCGGTTTGCTGCTCCAGCATCGCGCGGGTGTCATTGGTGGAGCGTGCTGCAGATTGTTCGGCCAATGCGGCGCGAGTGTCGGCAATCGTGACGCCAAGCTTGCCGTCAGCGCCACGCTTCAGAGGCATGATCGCTTCAGGGCCAGCCTCGCCCATGACACCGTTGCTGAAAGTGCCACCATCGGCGTACTTGAAGAACGTGGGCTTGGTGACGATGCCGCCATTGGCGAAGGGTTGGATGCCGTTTTGCGCGTAAGCGTTACCTTTGGCGTTCGCTAGCGGAGTGAAGATTGAGAAGCCCTGAGCGAATCCACCGCCACTTGGCAGCTGCACTGGGCCTTGACCGCCAAAAGAGAAACCACCACCACCACCGCCAAAAGCGCGAAGAAGAGCTTGGAAGGCAATCATGGCTAACTGTTTGGCGATAATTTCTGCAGCCATTTGTATAAATGCTTCCCCGATTGCCTTGAATGCGTCGGACAAGGCCTGCTGCGCGGATTTTGCGCCAGTTACAAGGCTTTGGAAAGCCTGCCCAAAAGCACTCCCGATCGCATCTGCTCCTTCAACTGCCATGTTTATTGGATCCGACAGGTCCTCAAGCTGCTTGCGGTATTCATTCATTTGCGATTCTGCTGGGCTAACTCGCAGGTCCGGCAACGAAAGGTCAAATGCACCAGCACCTCTACCCATCTTGTCTTGAGGCGTAAAACCAGCGCGCTTAAATAGCTCGTCGTTTTGCTCTTTAATAAC